TTTCAAAGAATTTAATTCTTGCAAATAAAAGAGAAATTGTTGATAAAGCAGCTGCTAAACTTGCAATCGATTATCCTGATTTTTACTATGGTGGACCTGGATTTACAAATGGTGGCGATGCACAAACCAATGTGTATTCAAGATATAAAGATTCTTACCGCTTAATCCAGCAAAATAAGCAATATATTGTTAATGCAGCAGCAGCACAGATTGCGATCAGTTATCCAAATTTCTCCTATCCTGGAGGCGCTATTGCTGGTGAAGCAAAATGCAAAAGAGATATTGGCATGTTTATAGATGCAGTCTCTACTGATTTAACTACATTAGGAAATTCTTACTCTATTGATTTTATTCGTCAATATTTTATTGCAAATAAAGTAAACGGTAAAATTTTAACATTTACTAAAACTGCAGGCACAACTCTATCAACAAAAGCAAATAAAACCTATAGTGGTGTTGCAACTACAACTACATCCTCTGGATCTAATGCTACATTTACTGTAGCTAGAGGAGCTAGTGGTGCTATTTCAACAGTCACTATTTCAAATGGGGGTTATAGGTATGCTGTTGGAAATACCTTAACTATTCCTGGCGGATCTATTGGCGGCACAAATATTGTAGACGACGTAATTGTAACAGTATCTACAGTTGAGCAAGCATGGATTAATGCAGGACTTCAAAATGAAGAAGATCAATCCATTACTGGATTTACTGCTGCGATTGCCGAGATGAAGAAAGCAATCACAAACCAATTATTTACAAAAGATCTGACAATTACAGGTGATCCTAATCCAGGTGCTGTTGAATCTGGTGTTAGCGTATTTGGCACTTCAGGCAATACTACTAATAATACTGATACTCAATCTTGTGCTAACGTAAAACAAACTTTAGATACTCTCGGAAGTCTTATTTTTGCAAGAATTCGACAAGGCGATCTTGTAACGGCAACTCAACAAAATCCAGCACTACCAATTATCAATTATGGTAGTGCTCCTATATTCCAAGAAAAATGTAAGAGAGATATTGGAATTGTTGTTGATGCTATTGCAGAGGACTTAGCAATAGGTGCAAACTACAATATTATTACTGCAACTAAATCATATTTTGATAGCACTGGTAATACTTTAATTAATAATGGATTAGCAGGCGAGATTACTCAGTCAGTTACTGCATTTGAAGAAGCAAGAAATTTATGCTTCAAAGCAGTAACTAATCAATTAAATGTAAGAGATCTTGAAATTCCTGAGGGACCAGCAGAATTAGGTGTTCCAGGACCAAATATTCCAAATGATAATCCCAATGCTTATCTTGATGTAAGAAACGAAATCAATGCACTATTTGGAATTCTAATTACAAAACTACAAAATGGTAATTATCTATATCCAACACTTAAATATAATTCTGGAGTTCAATCACTTACTGGGGAATTAGACATTAGCGTATACGCATTTAAAAAAGCAAGAGATCTTGCTATTCTTGCAATGCGTAACTGGAGAACAGGTGATGGCACAACTACAGACCCACTATATGTAAAAACTCCTGGTAATACATTAAATTATCAAATTGATCCTACGATTGATACAACAACAGCTGGTGTTCCTGTCTGTGCTGATGTTGCTTATACTATTACAACAGAATTTGATATTCTTATTACATCTTTAAACAATACCGCACCACTACCACCAAAAACTTTTGGTAGTAGCGAATATGTTGAGAGACAAAGACCTCAGAGAGATAATACTATTAGTAATGATACTGCAACACCAGACAACAAATGTGCCAGCACTAAAGATGCTATTATTGAAAAAATGCGTGTGATTGACAGCATTATTCGTAATGGCGTTGATGCAGAACCACTGGTTTCTCAATTAGTAAATACATCCTCATTTGCACAAAGAGCAACATTATTCCGTGTTGCTGGTGCTAATCCACACAACTTAGAAACTGGCACTCCCGTTAGATTAGTTGCTGTTGCTAGAAGAGATTCTATTACTGGGAAACCAGTTAATGTTAATAAAGGATTAATAAGACTTCCTAGAGGATTTGACAGCAATAAAAAATATTATATAATTGCTCCTGGTAAAATTACCGCTCCTTACGATTATTCTCAAGGTGGTGTCACATCTCAATTTAATGATAATCAGGTATTCATGTTAGCAACCAGCACAGAAAATGCCGCTGCTGGTAATTACATTTATTCTTCTGAAACCGAGGGAATGAGTCCTGACATTCAAGTAGAAGTTCATCAATATCTGACGGATGTAAATTACGATTTGCATCGCTATACTTGTTCTCTTGCTTCATCTAGAGTATTCCAAACAACTACCAACCATATCTTTGACACGGGCATCACTGGCGCTCAAGTGCAGAAAGTTTATTTTTATCCATTAGAAGAAAATCTTGTCAATGGCAAAGCAACTGGTGCTGCACTAAACACGCTACCAGCTAAAACGAGTGGCAGCAGGTTGGAAATTAATCGTTATTATTTTGTTGGTCGCCCAGCAACTTATACTACAAATAATCAGTTTTCAATTTATTTGAATGAGCAGGATGCGATTACTCGTCAAAATGCTGTCCAGTTTAATTATCCATTTACTTTTTCTTTCCAAGTATTTGCTAATAGAAAGAGAAGTCCATTTGGATATGACCCAGTGCAATCTGGTTGGTTCTTAAGAACTCTTATTTCTACTAATGAAATCCTTAGTAGATTAACTCTTAATGATCCTAACCTTGGATCTTCTTATGCTAATAAACCAGAGAAAACTCCTGATTCTTTCTTATATAGAGCAGACGATGCTAGAGATAAATCGGATAAAGTTTATCGATTCCGTTATGTAATTCCAGAATATCGTGATGATGTAAGAGATCCTATTAATGGATTTGTGATGAAAATTCGCACAGATGAAACTAGAAAACTTATATCACAAAGAATTCTTTTAAAACCAGTTGCCCAAAATGATCCAAAAGACGCAACTTTCTTTGAGTCTGGTGTACAAAATCCTAAAAGATTAGGATTGCCCGCATCTTCTACGCAGGCAGCGATAGATTACGACCCATATAATCCCACAAACAAGAAAAGAATTTCTGGCACTAATACTGCTTCAAATATTTCTTTTACCATTCAATCTGCCAAAAAAGTTGGCGATTACATGGAATTGGTAGTTTTTGATCATGGATTGGATGTAGAATCATTAAAAGCAAAAAGATTTGCAACAATTAAAGTTGCTCAACCTCAAGGCGGAAATGGAGAATTCATTGTAAATGAAAAAGTTACATGGTATGGTGCTTACGCTGGATCTGCTACCGTGCATTCCTGGTTTGGCACAGTGCCAGTTGAAGGTGGCACACAAATATTCAATTATCTTATTCTTAAAGATGTTGAAGGAGAAATAGATTTTGATGAAAAAACACAAACGTTTATTAGACAGGAAATTGCAGGTCAAGCAGATGTAACAGCAGAATTAATTTCTAGACCAAATGATGGTAAAGAAGATAAAAAAGAATACTTATATGCTGTAGAAGCAGCAAATGTTTATACCGTAACTCCAGGTGATGTTATTACTGATGATGCTGCAAGACAATATAGAGTTGTTAGTGTCGAAGATGTTAAAGAATTAGAAAACTCTTATTATATTTACAAAATTGATGAAATTCAAAGAAGAATCCCAAGGCAACAAGAAGGAGTCTACTATCTAACTGCAATTCGTGGTGATATTTCTCCTTATCCAACTGGATCTGGTATTGGTCAAAACTTTAGAAAGTTTAAGTTTAGTCAACCAGTATCTAGATTATATCCGTTGGCATTTAAAAATGATCCATTACTATTCCAGTATGATGGATCTAATGATTTGGGGGGACTTCAAGATGCAACTATTTTAGATCCTCCAGCATCTGTATGCGCTGCTGATAACTATGTCCATGGGGCTGTTGTTATTAATGATGCAAAAAATTCACTAACTAAAGAAGCAATATTAGACTTTGTAAAAGATCCAGGATCTGGTAACTATACTTTTGCTAATTCTTCTAATAAAATTGAAGCTAAATCTGGAGCAGCTGCATCTGGAGCAGAAGAAAGATTAATCCCAATTGCTGGTGATTCTGTATATCCGCTAGAGCAAAGACTCTATGTTGAGCTTCGTAGACCATCGATTGCTCGTGCTGGTAACCATACGTTTGAATACCTTGGTTTCGGTCCTGGTAACTACTCTACTGGATTCCCTGTAAGGCAAACAGTTATTTTAACCGCAGATCAAGATTTTTACGCGCAATCTAAGAAGCAAGATGGTGGTATTGTATTCTATACTGGTATTAACTCTAATGGTGAATTGTATATTGGCAATAAGAAAATTAATGCCATTACAGGTGAGGAATCTTTTATTGATCCAATAATTCTAGAAGAAGATGAATCAGATGGTGGTAATTTAGGCAGTTTGGTTACGGTATTTGAAGATCCTGTAACATTTGAAAATATTATTACTCTCAACGCTCCACCTAATCTAAGGAATTTCTTTAATTCTCCTGTAGAAATCAATGTAGATCCAGAGTTTAATGCGGTAATGACTCCTCCATCGTTGAGGATTGTCTCCCGTCCTGGTAATAGACAAGCACTTCTTCCTGGTGATGACGATCAATTGCTTGATACCACAAAAGCAGGTGATATTATAATTGATAAAAATAGAGTAAGAGCTGCTATTTTTGATATGAATACACGCGGTACTCAGCGTTATTCATTCCGCACAGCAATTACAAATAATACACCAAACCAAGATACTTCAGGAACAAGAGCTAGAATCAGTCCTACTCAAACAATACAGTTTGGATCTAGTGTGCCTCTTTCTGGTGATGTAATTTTTAAAGGATCTGAGGTTGGATTCTCTGGATCTCTTGGTTGGGTTTATGCTAATACATTTACTGCTTATAGATTAACTGCACCTCCAGGTCAGGAAGCTAGCATTGATATAACAGGAGTTCAATTTTATCCAAATTTAAATATAGTCAAACTTATTTTCCAAACAGGAAAAGTCAATTTTAGTAGCACAAACCCAGGATCTTCTTTAAATATAACCAGAAGTTCGCAAATTCGTATTACTGGTGCAATTGATAGATTATCAGTGTTGAATGGAGTGCATACTGTTTATGATAATATTACTGAAGGATATGAATATTCTGAATCAAATGGGTATGTTTATATATTAACTACTAGAGCATCAGAGGCTAATTTAACTGGTAGTCCTCCTTTCATTTCTTCTGTGGCGCCAATTGTCCAACCAACGATTGAAATAGCGAGATCTAATTCTCAGTGGAAAGAAGTTGGAGTTGTTGGGGCAGAAGCATTAAGAACTAAAACTAGTGCATATGGAGATTACAGACTAGGTATCAACACTGTATCTAGAACTAATTCTGCCGATTGGAATGTTGGATATGTAACAACTACAACCGATCCAAGGGCAAATCTAGATGTGGTTGGTAATGCATTTATTAGTGGAAGATTACAAACTAGTTTTAATGATCTAGCAACTTTCTCGAATACGAATAAAGCATTTATTGTCGGTGGAGATAGTAATAATCCTGATACTACTGCTACATTTAGAATTTCTACGCTACCACTACCTACACCAGGACCAACTGCAAACCCAGCAGAAGGCAGAGTTGGTATTAATGTGGGTGATGGCGCATTAGATAAAAACTTTGTTGTTTCTGGCGATGCAAGAATCACTGGTGACTTTACTTTCCAAACAGATATTGATGTAAATGGTGGTGACATTAGATCTACTTCTGCAGCATTTACGGTAGCAAACCAACCAACAACAACTACATTATCTTTAGGTGGTTATTCTACGACTATAAATGTTGGTAATCTCGCAACAACTGCACAAACACTTAATATTGGAAATGTTGCTTCTGGGCAAACATTAAATATTGGCACTGGCGCTACTGGACAAACAACGTTAAATCTTCATACTTCTTCTACTGATTCGACAGTCAATATTGCTACGGTAGGAAATACAAATAACACTTATAAGTCATTTGTTACAATTGGTGGAGCATATGCTAGACCATCTGATAGTATTTTCCGCGTTAGAAACTATCAATCCATATTTGATGGTAATATGGAATTACGTGGTGATAGTAATACAAATACTCTGACAGTAACTACTCAAGCTACGACAGTTAATTTATTCCCTAATGTTGCAACAACTGTAAAAATTGGTGCTAGTGCTGGTAGTGTTGAATTAGGTGGTGTTGCTGGAGAATCTGTTATTAAAAATGGGTTGCGTGTTTTTGGAAAAACAACTCTTGAAGCTGATGTTGTGCAGCATGGAGGAAATAGAAATTCTTCAGTTGGTGTAAATAGAAACGTCTTAGGAACTATTGAAATTTCAAGGGTCTCTAGAAGTAGTAATATTGCTACAATCACAACGATTGATGATCATAATTTAACTACTGGCAATTCTGTTTCTGTTAAATGTAGTGTAGAATCTTTTGAAACAGTTACTGATGTAGTTATAACTGTTACTGGAAATAAAACCTTTACATATTCAAATACAGCTGCAAATTTAACAACAACAAATGCTACTGGAGTTGTTTTAAATGGTATTGGTTTAAATCAAGTATCTGGAAGTCTAGCAAATCTAAATGTTGACTATTACCAATATAATTCTCAAATAGCTCCTGGCGTCTCGTTAGCTACTGTAGTTAGTAATAAATTATTAGCTTCGGCAATCAATATTACTTTCTTCACTGGATATAAGCATTATTTCACGGAAGGTAATGCTGTTAAATTCCAGAGTGTTGGTAATTTAAGCAACGTAAATACAACGACTACATATTTTATTAAAGATAAAGATGAGCAAGGATTTACTTTATCGACATTAGGTGATCTTTCTACTACTCATACAATTGGTTTAGTTGGAACTGCTACTGATGCAGGAAATGCAGTGTTAATTCTGGCATTTACCAGTCTTGATAATCAAGGTGCTGCACTTACATCTGCTACTGCAACAGTATTAGAAGTTAATAATCCACAAGGAATTAATATTGCAGATTTCTTATTAATTGGCACGGAAATTGTAAAAACAACAAGTATTCCTTCTCCAACTAAACCATATCTTGTTAATGTGGCAAGAGGGCAAGAAGGCACTCAACCTGTAACACATGCCGATAACACACAAATTGTTAAATTAGTAAAACAAGAAAATGCTGCCTTTATTTTCCCGAATCCTGTAACAGCAACTTCAACAAGCGTTAATTTGTCTGATTTTACTGGCACCTTTGCTAATGATGATTTACTTAGATTAAATAAAGGCACTTTATCAGAAGAATATGTTAAAATTACTGCTATCAATACCGCAGATGCACAGTCACTAGTTATTACAAACGGTAATTTTGGCACTGCTTCAGTCCCATTAACACCAAAAACCACATTCTCTGTAATATCTACTACTGGCGATACTTTTGCTCTTGGCGATGTTACTATTGGTTATGATGATGGTGTTAATTCTAGCACTGCTACTGGAAGCAGTCCAACGACTACTGGTGGTGGAAATCTTAAAGTATATAACTCTATTGAATTAAGTGGAAACACTGATATAACCACTCCAGGAAAACAATATTTTGTTATTACCAATGGAAGTATTCCTAAATTCTATGTTGAATCGGCAAGTGGTAATACTAAATTGTATGATGGCGCTAATTTAAAAATATTTAAAGACTCTTTCTATACTTCTGGTAATTTTGATAAAGGAAGAACAGATGCTGCTTCTAATATTGCTTTTGAAGTTCTCGGTGCTTCTGGTAATACTAAAATTGCTGGTACTCTACATGTTGGTGATGATTTTACTGTTGAGAATACCCTAGGCGGCACGGATACATTTACTGTTGATGCACAAACAGGTGATACTGTTGTAGGAAGACATTTACAAGTAAAAGGTGCATCTTCTGCAACTCCTTCTGCCTCTGTAGTAAGTCTTGAAGTAACAAACTTAGGTATTAGTGGCGCAAAACCATATAAAATTAAACAAGATGCTTCTATTGATGCATTTGGTAAAACCAATTTCTATAATAAAAATGGCGGTAGAAAAACAATTTACATTACTAATAATAGTGGCATAGTAACAACACCTCTTATTTCCAACATAAATTATCTAGTAAAACCATCTTCTAATCTAACTTTAACCTTACCAAATAATGCTGAGACTGGAGATTTAATTAGATTTATTGATTTTGGTGGAGCTTTGAGATTTAATGTTACTCTTATTGTTAATGCTCCAGCTGGAGTTGCAATACAAGGAAATCAAGATGGTGGATTTGGTCAATTATTAGTAAATACACCAAATGCTGCCTTTGGTCTATTATTTGTTGGAGAATATGATTCGGATGGAGTTACAGCAATTCCTTCTGACAATAGAGGTTGGTGGTTAACGGAGGTTTAATGTGTCAATTACATATAATAAATTACGACATATGCAAGGTCTCCCAATAGGAACGATAGTTCCTTGGTCTGGAGCGCCAGATACTATTCCTTTGGGGTGGGATTTTTGTAATGGTGCAGTAATACAAATTACAAAATATCCGTTATTGTATAAGATAATAGGTAACGTTTATGGCGGCACAGCTGGATCTACATTTAAAATACCAGAAATAACTGAGGATAGGGGAGTAATGGATATATATCCAGGACATTACTCTTCTTTATCTGCTTATACACCATCAAAACCATCAACCACGGCAAAAAGTAGCGATCCATATTGGACTAATATTGGTGAAAATATAAATGTGTCAAATTCTACTGATGGAAGTTCTACTATAGATGTTATTGCATCATTTATTAATCCTACTAATAAACCAAAATTAGTTGCCAGTGTTAAAGAAATTGAATTTACTGCTGGAACATTTGCTACTAGTTATTCTATCAATGGTAGAAAATTGAGTGATAGACATCAAAAATATCATAATCACACAACAAGTTTTGAGGGAGATACAGATGGTAATTCCTTTCGATCTGGCGGCAGAGAATGCTCAGCCAATTCAGGCGGGAGAAACAGCACCTGTACTTTTAATAGTAAAGGCGGTGTGGCATCAAATACTTTAGGAAATAGAAATGTTCCTTCTAAGGCAGATAAAACTATTTGTAAAGGCGGGTCTGACCCCAAATCTAACGCTAGTGGAATGACTGATAATGGCAATGGTTATACTGGTGGGGATATGTATGCTGTGCAAGGCGGCGGGGTTTACAATCTTGCTTCTAGTTTATCTGCCGACGGTAGAAGTTGGTCTGATTTGTCTGCACATACGCATAATTCTCCAGACACAAAATTTAAATGTAACGTAACAGTTGTTTCTGATTATACTTTTTATGATGTCAATTCAAATTCAATTACAATTAACGCCGCACCTCCTGATGTGGCAACTATAAATATCAGTACGGCAACTGCTAATTTAAGTATGATTTTCATCATCAGAGCATATTAACATGGCAACCACTTATTCTTTTCAGAAAGGAAAATATGGAGGACCTACGGGGTCAATTTTTCCTTTTTTTAGGGATTTATCAACAAATAGTGCTTCAGATCCTCAATATAGTGAAAATATTCCAGCTGGATTTTTAAGATGTAGGGGACAAATTTTATCTGCAGATCAATTTCCACAATTAGCAGCAATTGTTGGTGTTGGTCAACAATGCCTCTATAGAAAGGAAGGCACTATATTACAAGATGCTGATGATGACGGAACAGGCGGCACTTTTCAATTACCAGATTTGGGATCTAAGTATATCAGTGCGGGTACTAACTCAGGAACATATAGTAATTTAACAGTCCCTCAAGCTACTTCAACTTCCGCTATAGTTACTAAAGCAGGGATAACCGTTGTTTTAAGTGCAACTGATGACGAGATACTTTTCACATATAGTGGAAACTTTAATCTTCCATCTCATAATTTAACTATGTCTGGTCAGTGGACCGCTACAGGACCTTCAACAACTAACTCAGTAACTGTTGATGAAGGTCAAATATTACCACACGGTCACTTTGCTACTATGGCACAATTAAGCAATGCAGCACAAGGTGACTGTAACACTGGCGGGTGGAAATATAATTCTCGTTATTGGGGAGCTTGTTACAGGAGTGCCAGTTTTGGATCTCAATGTGGACCAGTTACATTAATCCCTGTTGGCAATTCAGCAGAAGAAATCGGCGTCCTCGCAGGCACCACACATAGGCATGGAAATGCTGGAATAAAAATTAGTAGTCAAAGTAAATCTGGTAGTATGGCAGCAATAAATATCCCGTCTGCTTCTCTTTCAACTACAGTTAAATTAAATACTGGCAGCACAACAAAAATAGACGCGATATCTCCTATGTTTATATTATGTGAATATCTAATTAAATATTAAAAAATGTCTATTTCAATCAATAGTTTTACGCCTACCTCTGCTGTCTCTCCCGAAAATGGAGTAATAACTTTTTTTGTAAATGCATCTTCTAGTTTAGGACAAAGTTTAAATTATCAATGGCAAAAATCTGATGATGGTATAATCTGGCAAGATCTTCCTGGAGAAATTTATACTAATTATACGACTCCAGCTTTAACGTTAGCATATAATGGAGATTATTACAGAGTAAAAGTTTACACTATTGGCACTGGCGGTTTAAGTAGTTATACTGAATATGGTCCAGATGCCAATGGCGCGGTTGTAACAGTAACTACCGCTGTATCATTAGTTTTTGTTACTCCATTAGAACCTTCTTATAGTGTTAACGCGGGGAGTAATCTTTCTATGGTGGTAGAGTGTTCTTTAACTCCATCAAACTCAGCAACTCAAACTAACGTCAGCACAATATCATTACAATGGCAATTTAGCGATAATGGTGGTATAACTTGGTCTAACGTTCCTGCTAGTCAATATAGTAGTCTAACGGAATCCGTGATACCAGCAGGTACAACTGGAGCGTTTGTAAAAGCATCGACATTTATAAAAAGTAGTGTTACAACTGAATATAATCAAAGAAGGTATAGAGTAATTGCTACTAGTAGTTTAGCAACTTCACCTAGCACTTCTTCATCAGCGGTTGTTTTAATATCATCTTCAATAACAATAACAAAACAACCAGGAACTGGATCTGACATAACAACTTGTTTTAAATATTTACCATCGCAACCAACTACTACTGGTAAATTAAGATTATCTGTAGATGCGACTAGTTCTGCAGGATCTTTTAGTAATTTGAGTTATCAATGGTATTATGCAATTACAGACCCAAATATCATAGGTCCTATAAGTTTTTCTCCATTCAATGATGGTCGAGTTGATCAAAAATTTACTGCAATAGGAGCACAACAAAAGACTTTAAATTTGACCGAGGTAAATTGGGTGGGGTCTGATGTTAATGGTCATGGATTAAAATTTTATTGTCAGATAGAAGGCACTTCTGGAGAAACTTCAGTTTATACTGACATCGCTACTGTAATTATTGAGCAATCTGTTGTTGTTGATCAACATGTTGTTTCCAGTCTTTCTGTTGTCGAAGACATATATGGAGATATTCCCGACAGAGATGCTTATATAGAAGCAGTGCAAAATGCTACATTTCTTGTTTCTTTATTAGAATCTCCTGCTGAAACGCCCCTGGAAGGCACTGCTCAAACAAACGGATTCCCAATTACTATTCAGTGGCAAAGAAAAAATCCTGATATATCAGCTAATATATCAGGACAAGATATTACTATTAGCTCCACGCAGTCATATACAATTAGTGGCACTAGTTATCCAGTAAGGGGTGTTTTATGGGTGCCTACTGGATTATCTGCATCTAGTATTGATGTTGTTGTTTGCTATCATCCCACTATTAGTGATAGCGCAACTACAATTTTACAATCCGCTAATAATATGATGAGTATTATGAAAAATAATGTTGGTATTAAAGATAAAATTATTTTCTGTGTAGCATATCCGCAAGATGCTGTAACGGTAGCTCAAAACATTAATTTATTAACAGCAGCAGAATTATCTAATTTTAAATTTGGTGATAATCTCCCATATGCTAGAGCAGCACTTTTGTGGGCAAAAAATAATTTAAACGGTTTTATGTCGTCCAATGGTATAACAAAAACTATTAATAAAGTTTTTATGTTTGGGCATTCTCAAGGTGGATCTTTAGTTCACAAATTGAATACTTTAGAACAAACTAATGGTGCGGTAGCAAATGCTCCTGGTCCTATTCGTCTAGATCTTACTTGCTCTGCGGTAGAAGCAGTTTATAGTGTAAATATATCTTGTAATAAATTGTTTACTGCTTATGGCACCGCAAATGCAACACCCCTTACGTCCAATCAATATTATCAGAGATCTATGCAACCTTATGTTACTGGGCATCTAGCTCCAATAACATATTTGCAAGCATTAGATGATCCTACTGGTGTTATTCCTGGCAATCCAAATTCTGGGCAACCTTATTATATGACACAACTTACTGCTGCTATGACTGCAAATGCTCAACCATATACTTATATAAGTTTAAATAATAATGGATCGGCAGCGGATAATCACGCAGCATTTGTCACTAATAATACTTTTAAACAAGCTATTAAAACTGTAGTCGAATCTACAGATAATAGTAGTGTTTGGAATAATGTTGGTAATTTAGTAATTGGTCAATCCACTTCAACTTATGTTACTCCACCGCTTAAAAGAACTATTGATAATGGTGCTTACTACAGAGCAGAAATTAGTGCTGCAAACGCAAATAATCTTCCATACTATTCTCCAAATTCAACTGGCGCAATATTAAATGTTTTTAATTGGTTGTATATTTCTTCTCAACCAGCACAATCCGTGGTTTTCGTAAACAAAGTTGCTTCTTTTGCAGTAGCTGCCATTGCAAGTACATCTACTTTAACCATTTCTTATCAATGGCAATATAAAACTCCTTCCTCAGCGACATGGATTAATTTAACAAATAATGCACAAATAAATGGCGCAACAACTAATTTATTAATTATTAATAATGTAACATTATCAATGAATAATTTTGAATTTCGATGTGTTGTGAATACAACGGATACTTTATCTTCTGTTACTAGTTCATCTGCTATTCTGAAGGTATCAATAGATTCTTTTACATCTATTAGCAGTTTAAATGATCAATATTTGCTTGAGTTTCAAAGTTTAACATGGACAGTAATTGCTCAATCTGCAAGTTTAGGTGCTATAACTTATCAATGGGAAAAAAGTAACAATTACAATGCCAGTAATCCAAGTGCTGCTACATGGAATAATATCGCTGGTGCTACTAGTGCTACTTATACAAAAGGATCTATATCTGCATCTGATGCTGGACACTATCGTTGTAAATTAACAAGTGCAGGCGGCACAATAAGATATACTAACGTTGCTAGATTGTATGTAACTTCTTTAAATTATAGTATCATTACTAACTTTCCCCCAACACTGAAAATATTAGAAGGGCAGCAACCAGCTTCAGGTATAGCTGGAGATTCTATTTCTTTCCCATATAATTTTAGCATTGTTGCTAATCCAACAATATCAACACCAACTACATATCAATGGCAATATAGCGTTGATTCTGGTGCTAACTGGATTAATTATGGACCATCTTCTGGTTATCTATCCTCAGATCCAGATGAGGCGTCTTTCATTCCCCAACCATTTAATAGATCGCAGAGTGGAATTCAAATTAGATGTAAAGTAATTTCAACGGATGGTAGTATCCCTGGCATTTTTTATAGTGCTGTATGCATAGTTACTGTTGACAGAAGATTTTATTATAATGCTGGTCCAGCAACTTTAGTGGAAAAAGCTGGTAATGAAATACGTTTAAATTTAAATAACTATCAAACTGGTGGTGCTCCTTCATTTCAGTGGCAAAGAAATACTGGCAGTTCATGGTCTGATATAGTTTCTTTATCAGGATATAGTGGAGAAACAAGTAACGAATTAGTCATTACTCCAGCTGCAGTCACTACATCTATTAATGGTCATAAATTTAGATGCATTATTACATTAAGTAATCAAGATTCACATGAGTATTTTAGAAGTGGTTTACAAAAAATTGTTATTTCGCCAGCTGGGAATCCTACTCCAACTGCAGAAATTGCATTTTCAATCCAATCTGCTGATTTAAAAAAAGCACAATATTCGGAGTTAGCATCAAGAACTGGGGCAGCAATAGGGACAGTAGTTTGTATACCAAAACCAGATGGGTATACTGAAGGGAAAACTGGTGATGATACAACTTCGTGGTTAAAGCAAGCAACAGGAACTTCGCAAGGAATGTATGATACTAGATTTCCTGGATTCGTTCCTTTGGGGTATCATTCTGCAACATCAACTCGCCCCGCTACTGGTGCTCAGTTATTAAATGCTTCACATTGCCCAGATTTAGCAAGAATAATGGGAAATGTTTTTGGAGGCAATATTGTAGCAACTTATATTACTAGTGGATATTTACCGCCAATTACTAATACTTTACCTAATCCTGTTTCTGGTAATTTTGGTATACCAAATAATGCTGGTAAAAAATTGATGGGCACTGGGAGTGTTAATAATAATTCATCTTCAGCTAGTGTAGTGCCTAGGTATGATCCTCTGGGCTCTGCTGGCGGCGCTATTAATATTGTTGGATCGACGGGCGGACAATATAATTATGAAAAATTAGATCAATTACCTCCTCCAACTCAAGGGGGACCATCAGGCGGTTTAGCTGGTATTAATTCACTTACTCCTGCTACTTTTACTTTAGGGACATTTACCACAACGGGTTGGGGAGATGATACTATTACCGAAGTTCCTACAACATATACAGAAACCGTAAACTATACTATGGGAACGTTAGCAAATGCCGTTTTATCTAGTGCTACATTACATAGTCACTCTATGACATCTTTTAGTTACGTGAGTACTACCAAAGAAGCTTGGTTCACTACCGTAGGCAGCCTTGGAGGCACTTCATCTTGTAAAACAGTTGCAGGAGAAGATGGTGAATTTTTGCCAGGACCAGCACTGAATTCTGGAGGTAATGCTGGTTATGATGTATCAAATACTAATTTTTCGCATAGGCATGGTATTTCTGATCCAAACTCTGACACTGTAGGTGCTGAAGGCGCTGGGCACGGGGAAGGCACTGGTGGCGCTGGAAATGAGTCTCTTTCTAGTAGTTTTAATCAACTTGACAGTTCTTCTACAGTTTCTTCAGGAGAAGCAAAATTAACAACACAATCTAATGCTATATGGAATAGTAATCTTAAATTTACATTACAAAATAGTGATTTAATTCCTATCAATCAAAAACACTTTAGATTAAAATACATGATAAAAGCTTGGTGATAAATATTCTTATAAGACTATAAAAAACGATGAATACTCAAACATCTCAAAAGCGATTGCTATCATTTTATGATTCTCCTGATTTTGGAAATTCTCAATTTAAACAGCAATATATCATATATAGATCAGAAAAAATTGATCTGAGCAAAGATGATACAAAAGAATTGCTAAGTAAAATGCCAGAGTTTTGGCATACTGATAAAGATAGACTAATTCATTTTGTTATTAATGAAGATGGCACTTATTTTGTAGAAAGAGAAAAAGAAATTTTTAATTTTGCCACAGGAGAAACAGAAAAAAAAGCATATTTTTTTGATGGCGCCACTTTAGATAGTGCTAAAGAAGTATCTCAAATTATTTTAAATACTTTTTCTGAATTAAAAATCAAAAAATATCAAGATATTAAGGAAGAAATTAAACGAGATGTACATGATTTATCTTTTCTTAAGTCGTATTTGTTAACTGCTAGAGATAATTTTTTAAGGCAAACCGATTATTTATTTTTATCTGATTATCCAATACAAGAGGAGAAAAAAAATGCTTGGGTTACATATAGACAAGAGTTGAGAGATTTACCAACTCAACAAGCATGGGTTGATCAAGATTACATGAATGTTATATTGCCTGTAGCGCCAGAAACTAAACATCAATTAGGTTTAATACAAAGTGTGTTGACCTCTTATGATATAAATTTTGCCGCTTGTGGTGTAGCAAACATCGAAGTTTTTATTAAGAATTTTCCAAAATTTATTACTCAAATGTCTATTATTAATGGACTTGCAAAATTAGGATATCCAACTTTAAATCAAATCATTAACCCAGAATTAGCAGAATTTAATATTACACAAGAACCGAAGGATATTTTAGAAATTAATATTAGTGATAATTTTGACATTTACATGGAGTGGTTTACTGAATTTGCTAAAATTGAGCAGCAAGTTGATGAAGAATTGCAAAAAATTGATACTACATTAACAGTTAATGATATAATGGAAATGGTAAAACAATCTATGATTGTGCAAGAAGAGGTAGACGATTTACTTAATGATATTACCATGGGAGGTCAGGAATGAAAGATTTAAGACTTGGTGATATAATGACAGAGTTAGATTTGATTGAGCAACATGCAAATCTTTCTGGAAAAATCGTTGTTCATTTACGAGCAGATGGTCCTAAAAATCATCCAGACAAAGCAGCAGAAGTGTGGGAGTTTTATGATGGGAAAATGGATGATAATTTAAGACATGCTCTCATGCAATATGGTGAAGTTTATTGTTACTTTGAAACCGTTGAATATGCAATAAATTGTGTTGAAGATTGGTTTCCTAGAAGTTGGTGGTTAGAAAATCAAGAATATCCATTAAATGAAGAGTATTACATTTATGCATATGGAATGGGACCAAATAATCAAGCAGTATTACATAATTGACATATGAACAAATCTAGTTATTCTGCATCCGAGTTAACTCGGATAATGAAAATTTTTGATGACAATGAAGTAAAATTAGAATTTCAAAATTTTGATAATTTATATGATTGTTTTGATAAAGTAATGCCAATAACTATAGAGGCATATTTTCGGAATTACAGAAAAAAAAATTATCACTCTATATTTTTTGAGCATGATATTCAAAGTAAACAACTTACAAATTATATAAAAGTCTATACTTATTTTGATCTATGTTTTTTTGATCAAAATTTAATAAATTTCGTTAAAGCACTTACAGAAGCTCTTATATTAGATGGAGTGACAGAAGGCATGGCCAACGACCCTGCTAATTGTAGCGGGATTAGGCAGTTAAATGATGATTTTGGATTATGTTATGATTTAAATAATATTTTTTTGGGGTATTATTTTTGTTGTGTATTCGATGTAAAAAAAATTACTGATAAACAAGTCGAAATACTTTATTACAACTTGGGATTTGTTGAAATGCCAATTCACAAAAAAATGCGAGAAATTTCAACCAAATTTCTGTTGTATTGTGTAGCATATTCACCTTCAAAACATCTGGGTAAAATGCAATATTGTGTTAATACAGATTTATTTTACAATAATGAAATTAAACGTATTTTTTTAAAATATAGTAATTTTTACACAATATTGGATACTATTTTAGAATCTGAAATGGATGAAATAAATATTCAATTTGATGCGAATAATGCAAATTATATTGCTTTAGAAGTATTTCCTGATATAACAAAAATTGATAAGTTTTTAAATGAGTTAGTAGAATTACGCTTATTATCTGTAGATGAGAAAGAATACATTATTAATAATAAAAAAACAAAGTCTGAATTAGTTACAACATATGTTGTAAAATTTAGATGGGATAATTTAGATAGTTATACAGTTAAATGGTATAATAAGCATTCCTTATCTAAAAAAACTTGACAACGCTGGGTAAATGCTATATAATCTTAGAAACGCAACCGACCGATGACCACGCCAAACTGGCAGCACCATTCTAAGAAAGAAGCAAAACGCACCCTGAAACCTCAGGCAGTGCGTCAAGCAAAAGCACGTCTGCAATCACTTAAGCGCCACCTAGAGGTTATTAAATGACGCATTATGATAAATTAATTGACACGCTCATCATGCATCTCTATGATGCGTGGGAGCACAAATATTGGGATGAGCAGCTAGCAAAAAGAAAAGCACATGAGATTCTAACAACTGTAGAAGCATTTCAACAAAACCGTGTCTTATTAACTACAGACACATCTGTATATACACAATGGAGGGCATCTGACTGATGGCATTAGCACAACAAGTAACAGATTCATTAGATGAAGCAACATCAGCACTGCGTAACGCACTAGCATTTGCAGCACGACAAGAACGACCAGTGGTTTGCAATAGCATTTCTGAGATTATGTGTCGTATTGACCATCTTAAATCATTTGATGGTATTTTAGATACATTAGATAAAATGCAAAACGACATTAGTAAAAATAAAGAATGAAGCAGTATGACTAATGAAAATATTACTGTTAACATGGATGGTGGTGTCGGTGGATCATGGAAGGTACACAAAATGAGTCGATTTGAAAAGAATCCAGACGAAATTGTGCTGGAAGATGTTAAGATGTTTCACTATGAAACAATGGAAGAAGGTCGTCACGTATGGATTGGCATCTATCAAAATGATGGGTCAATCTACCACATGAATATTGGTGGCGACAATCTCAAAGTATACTTTAGTAATGAATCCTGTGACACATGACACACGAAGAAATGCTTGAAGTTGCCGCACAACGAGAAGCAGAAAACAAAGCATTGGAAGCACTTGACAAACTTTATAAGGAGAATGATGAAGGTATGAAAAAACTTTCTGAAACTGAATCAAGAGGCACCAGAATGACCTACAAACTTGACGAAAACGCCAAAGCATTCTCCTATACTAAAGAAGAGTTGTTTGATTGTATCACTCGCATTGTGGCACATCCACACACAGCAATCACTCAGCATGACAAAGCTCGTGCTATGGCAGTATTTCTAACCTTTGCTGATTATCTTGGTAACTATACCGAGAGTGACAACAATCACGGTCATGTCATCTACGAATCAGATTCTACTGATTTTGAAGGATATGTGCTGATGTTGCTTGGTAAGAATAAACCAATGGATTTCTATCACACTGATGCTGACAAGATTCTCAATGGTAAAGACAAATGAGCTTTGAGGATAAACAAGCACTCTACGAGTTTCTGCGTGGTGCAGCAGTTGTTGGTGGTATCGTGGCACTATTCCTACTAATAATAGTTGCTATTGGTGTCACAGGAGAAAAAGAAACCCCAAAGACCAACTTCAAGGTCATTGACCAGTATAAAGGTTGCGATGTTGTACAATGGCATTATAATATGCTTTCTGAATACAAATACTTTCTGCATTGCCCAAAATGAAACTCTTTGATTACGAAACCTACGAGGATTATGGGAAGGAATGGTTTCTTCAAATCCTCAAATTCAGAAAATTTGCTCTACTTGACCTCACATTACAGTGGGATGAACTTCCTTCAACTGATTTCTTTCCGTTTTTAGTTGTGAGTATTGGTCCTCATCATCTGTTTGGATTTACATTTAGGTGGAAAGCATTTGAGATAAGTTGTGATATAATTGATGGAGCACCAAGAAATTTTGAATGGTATCGCACAGGAGATAGACATGAATCCATTGATTGAAAAATACGAAGAGATTTACGGTGACAAAAAAGAAGATACATTGATAATGGGAAGTGGTGGGCAAGATACTATACATTTCAGCCCTCCTTTCCCCAGTGCAAACTCTCCTG